CGGACCCTCTATGAGAAACCAGCAATACGAGGTATTCAAAGGTACTAGCGAGGTATTTGTTCATCACGTCAAGCGAAGGATCGCACAGGAATGGGTAACTAGGGGACTAGCTGAAGTAATCGGCGAGCGACAGATAAGAATGGTAACTCCAGACCGGGAGATAGTAAGAACCTCAGACGCGATGCTTTCTAGTGGCCAAGATAAGGCCTATGAACTCGCAGGGATAGAGCCCAATATCACCCTACTACAGGGTGGGCGAGTGAATGGATATCGCAGACAGCTTGGATCTAAGCCCTATAAGGGCGCTTGTGTCGGGCATCAACCATAAATAATGGCCTCCCACCACCGAATACTAAACATAACCAATGGTTTCTATCTCAAGCCCACCCAAGTCTATCGGGGCATTGAAAACTGTGCGTTTGCTTGGGTTGAAGTAGGCATTACCTGCCGAAACCTGACGATAGAAGAATCGCTGGCATCCTTGAATGAGCAGGCGAAGATTCGCGAGCCTCTTGTGTATGCCGAGATTCCGGGCATTGTCTTCGATGGCCCGCTACCGATACGGAACGATCTGATCCGGGCGGCGCATGAGTTTGTTACCAGCGTATGAAGCTGATTCTAGCTGGGATACTGGCAATGGTTTTCGCAGTGATCTACGACTACAGGCGGTATCGATAGCAAGGGGGTGATTCAGGCTCTCAGGGGGCGAGATGGACATCATAAAATCCGAACTCGCCCGCAACATCTCAGCCTATTTTCTAGTGCTGGTAGGGATGGCCTCCTGTGCCTATGGTGGGCACTATCACTTTGACAAGATGGTAGATCTGGGAGCCTCACTTGTGACCGCAAGCCTTGTAGCGTTTCAGGCAAAGCGGACGCCCGATGGGAATACGACCACGACCTCAGTTACAGTTCCTGCTCCTGCGGTAGCTGCGCCGGTAGCGCCAGTAATCCCAAAAGTCTAGGAGAACTCCATGAAGACATTAGTTCTATTGGCCTGCCTATGCCTGACGGGATGCACGGTGAACTCTCCGACACCCCCGACAGCGCCATTGATCCCGGGAGCGAACAATCAGTTCGATCAGGACACCTACCGGGCACTGGCGACAGCTCACGCCTTCGCATTGCAGGCCCAACAGAACGCAGTCCAGAACCCTCCGTCAGCAACTCAGAAGGCAATCCTGAATCAGTTCATCACAGACCTGAATACAGCGGATGTGATCTATTCGGCATATCACGCGCTGCAGGCGACTCAGGCCCAGATGCAGGCAGCTTTGGACAAGGTAAAGGCGGATCAAGCCAGCTTCTCGACGGCGGGGGTGCAATAGTGGGCATTCTCGCAATTATCGAGATGGTTGTCAGCCTCGGCGCCACAATCGCACAGAACCAAGGTGTCATCGGCGCCGGTACAACGAACCTCATTACTGCTCTTCTGGGGCCGCTGGGCTCGCTTATCTCTGGATTCAAGGCTGGCACCAAGGCAGACGATACGGCAGCCGTGCTTGGTTCCCTCATGGGCGTCTTGACCGTATTGCAATCGAATACCAACCTAAGCCCCGCGATCCTGGCTGAAGTCAAAGGCATGATTGCTGACGTACAGGCGGCGCTGGCGGCTTATGTGCAGAGTGGCAAGGGTATTGACCTATCCGTGCTGACGCCGATCCCGCTGGTCCCTTGAGCGAAGCAGCCGAGAAAGAGCTAAGGCTTCAGTGGCAAACCAGCCACGATAATGTCCACGAACTGGAGCAAAGGGCCCTGCAGGCGGCTTTAGCTTCTTCCAACCAACGCTTAGATGAGATGAACAAGCTTCGCACTCAGATTGATCAGGAGCGCGGGGTCTATGTTCGCAGAGACACGTTCGATACGACCAATTCCTCGATCGATACTCGCCTAAAACTTCTGGAGAACAAGCAAGCCAACAACGAAGGCCGGATGTGGGTGATTGGAGCAATTGTGATCATCATCAACATTCTATTGGTCTATTGGAAGAAATGAGGTCTAAATGCTCCTAATTCTATTAGTTATCATTCTAATCATCGGCTTCGGCGGCTACCGCATGGGACCGGGTCTCGGCTACTACGGCGGTGGCGGGCTAATCCTTCTCATCGTTGTGCTGTGGCTGCTTTTCGGCGGCAGCCTAAACCTTCCCCGCCACTACTAGGAGGCTGAATGCTTTACATGCTCATCCTCATTCTCAAAACCCTCAAACAGATTTTTCATCACCAGGAGAAAATCATGGCCCAGATTGACGACCTCAATGCAGCAATCGACAAAGTATCCAGCGACATCGCAGACGTGGCCACCAACGTCTCCGACGTCCTCACCATTCTCACCAACGCGCAGGCCGCGGGCACACCTGTAGACCTGACAGCAGCCATCGCCAAACTCACCGCAGCCGATGCCAGTCTCAACACGATCGACGCAAGCCTGAAGGCAGTTGAACCGCCGACTCCCACACCCTAATGACCTTCTCCCTGACTGAATTCCTTACGGCCTGCCTTCTCTCCTTCGGGATAGGGGCGGGCTTTATTTGGGGACTGATGCCGAGTAGCCCAAAGCGGGATACACGCGGGCGGTTTGTGAAGTAAGCATGGCAGAGAATTCAAGCCATGGCGGCAAGAGAAAGCATGCGGGGCGCAAGTCTAGTGCTACCAAGCTATTGGAAGCTGGATTTGTAGCCCCATGGCTGACTCAGGAATTGCAGGAAATCAAGTGGACGAGTTTTATCAACCACGATGATCCGAAGATCGCCTTGGATGCCTTGAAGTATCTCTCCAACCGCATTTATGGCATGCCAAAGCAAGCGGTCGAAAATACCGGCAAGGATGGTGGGCCTATCCAGCACGCAATCACAGTGAAATTCGTTGATAGCACCAGCGGAAGCTGAGTTCCCCAAGAAGCTCGCCGCCCTATTTGAACCGCACCCATACAAAGTTCTTTATGGTGGACGCGATGGAGTAAAGAGTTGGTCAGTGGCAAGGGCGTTGCTGATACTTGGTACGCAGAAGCCACTCCGCATCCTATGCGCTAGAGAGACGATGGACTCTATTCGAGAGTCTGTGCATCAACTCCTGAGCGATCAGATCGGGAATTTGGGGCTCGAGGACTTCTATTCAGTCCTGCAGTCGGAGGTCAGGGGAAAAAACGGCACAGAATTCGTGTTCGCCGGCCTCCGTAAGCAGACAGTTTCCTCGATCAAGTCCTATGAAGCACTTGACATCTGCTGGATTGAAGAAGCGTCCGTTGTTAGTCGGCGCAGTCTGACGATTCTCTTGCCGACTATCCGTAAGCCTGGATCGGAAATATGGTTCACGCTGAACCCTGACTTGGAGACTGATGCGGTTTATCAGGACTTCATCGTCAACCCGCCGAAGTCTCCCGAAGGCAGCCCTCAGCCGTTCATATGTAAGACGTCGTACCACGATAACAACTGGCTTAGTGAAGAGTCTCGCCAGAAGATAGAGACGCTAAAAGAGCGGGATTACGATACCTTCCACCATGTCTATGAGGGCGCTACGCGCTCCACGGTTGAGGGTGCGATCTACAAGGCAGAGATTCAGGCCGCAGAGCGTGACGGCCGCATTCGTGCCGTCCCGTATGACCCGCTGATGCCGGTTGATACGTTTTGGGACTTGGGATTTGCTGATCGAGTCAGTATCTGGGCAGCACAGCGCACACCTTTCGAGATAAGAATCCTCCGCTACTTTGAGGGAGATCATCAAGCAATCGACTACTATCTCCGCGAGATGCAGACGTGGGGGTATGTGTTTGGAACCTGCTTCCTGCCATGGGATGGTGGGACACGTAGTTTAGGGACTGGCAAATCCATCGAAGAACTCATGCGCCTCAAGGGTTTCAAGGTGCGAGTGAATCGGCAATTGAGCGTTGCTGATGGCATCAACGCAACCCGCACATTATTTCCGCAGCTCTACTTTGACGCCAAGATGTGTGCGGATGGTCTGCAATATCTCAGGCGCTATCAGTGGGGCCCAGCCACAGCTTTGGGAGTACCACGCAGCCAGCCGCTGCATGATGATGCGAGTCACCCCGCCGATGCTTTACGCACGTTAGCGGTGGGAATTAAGGAACCGGCACGCAAGGCTCAGGAAACAATGCCACAGAGCTATTACGGTTCAGATGGATGGATGGCCTAGTGACCCGGGAAGATCACTAGGTTTGATGCAAACGGAGGAAGTCATGGAAGAAGTTATTACTACTACCACACCTGCGACACCTGTCGCGCCAGTTGCCCCTCACCCTGTTGAAGTTGTCAAGACTCCGGGTGGCGTTCCTGCCACGTCACACACAGTCTTGGCGGCCCAACTCAAAGGCCCATCCCTTGTTGGCAAAACAATCACTTCGATCGCTACCTTTCAGTATGGCTCAGTGTTCGTGGTTGACCTATTCTGCACCGACAATAACCACTACTACCTGAAAACCAAGCAGGGCGTGTTGGAGATCGGCGGAACTCAGGAGTGGGACACTGGAACAAAGAGCTAACTGATTCATAGCGGCCGCACGAACAATGGTTGACATGGCAATAGCTAAGGAGAGAAATGACGGTAAGCAAAACTATCCTTCCGAGCAGCAATGACGTGACAAGCATTTTAAGTGTGGCCGCTAAAGTTATCACGTCGATATCCACCTATAAGCATGGATCGGTGGAAGTGGTGGACATTCTCTGCACGGACACGAATCACTACTATCTCAAGACGAGCCAGGGCCAGGTTGAGGTTGGCGGTACGCCCGATTGGGGCAGTGGTACGAAGATCGGGGGGCGATAAGTGGCAACGCTGAAGGCAGCAACCCGTAACGCTCTGCCGGCAAGCAAGTTTGGCATTCCGGGGCAGCGCAAGTTCCCTATGCCAGATAAGAGCCATGCGGCTAATGCAAAGGCGCGGGCGACACAGGGCGTTAACAAGGGAACCCTGAGTCCTGCGATGGCCTCCCGGATCCGAGTGAAGGCGAACAGCATACTTGGAAAGTAAAGTCGTACGCATCATCATCAATCCACCGCGCGGCAAGGATGGGCTGTTCATTCAGCCCAAAGACACCAACTCCCAGCGGGAGACCGTAGAGCAGCATAACCGTGATCGCTTTGCGGCCCACTTCCACTACGCCGACCCCTACACCGGCCTAACGCGGACGATGGACGATGAGGGAAATTATCAGTGTGGGGACTGCAATCAGTCTGAAGGTTCAAAGTGCCTGCTAGTTACGGTTGAGAAATTAGACCTTGAGGCAGGATCATGCGATCACTGGGAAGATAAGTGCGCTGGCGATGCTGAGATGCGGCTTGGACTGCTCAGCCCGGAAAAGGGTGGGTACGCGATCGCCTCCAACGGTGAAGGATTCGGTTGTCACCGCTGCCCATATTCCTCTAAGGCGTATGCGGTTGATAGCAGAGGACGTGACTTGTATTGCGGAAAGGGAGATATGCGGGTCTTTCCAGACGCGTGCTGTGGGTTGAATGGAGCAAAGGAAGTCCCCATAAACAATGATGGGATGCCGGTTGGAAAGCTAACGCCTCAGATGGCTAGGGATATACGCCGGAAAGTTATTGGGTAAATAATGCCAGAAAAGCCAAAAGACAGCCACCCCGCCGACGAGCTTATGGAATCGATCAAGGGCTTATTCAATGGTGACAACGCCCGCAAGACCCTGCGTGATGCATATGACCGGGTAACTGGCAAGACTACGCCAGCACCTGATTCTTCAGCCGTAGCATCAGCCGCCGCGACCAAGGCAGCCAACGACAAAGCCGTGCAGGATGCCAATAAGAGCTTTCTAGATGCGGACCAAGCGGCGAGAATCCGCGCACAGGCGAATAGCAAGTAATGGCGAATGAGCAGGACGACTTCCTCGCCACTGCCCGTAAACGCTTTGCCGCTGCCGCAGAGGACGAGAAGCAACTGCGAGACAAGTTTGTATCCGACCTTAAGTTCGCCTCGCCGGATGGGGACGATCAATGGGATCCGCTGATGAAGCTGCAGCGTGAACAGGCTGGGCGGCCGGCAATGTCATTCCCTCGTTGCCATACGTTCGTTCAGCAGGTAAGCAATGAAGCTCGGCAGAAGAAGCCGCAGATCAAGTTTGCACCACGCCTCGACCAGGACAAGGACACAGCCGAAATCCTTGAGGGCCTTGCGAGATTCATTCAGTATGACTCTCAGGCTCAAGTAGCCTATGAGACGGCTATTGAATACAGCGCTGGGGCATCGTGGGGCTTCTATCGCTTCCTCACGGAATACTGCGATGACGATTCAGATGATCTTGAACTGAAGATCAAGCCAGTCTTGGATCCGCTCACTGTTTATGGGGTTGTGGTGCCAGCGATCTTTGGCCGCAAGCCGCGCTACTGGTTTGTGATTGAGGACATGCCAAAGGAGGATTACAAGGCCCAATATCCCGACTCTGAAATAAGTTCTCTCTCATGGTCGGAAGCGGAGAAGCAAGGCGAGGGTTGGGTTGGCTCGGATACGATCCGTATTGCCGAGTACTGGTGGGTAGAAGAAGAGCGCGTCAAGGGCAAGCGCAGACCGCAAGTCACCATTAAGACATGTAAGACAAATGGAATGGAAATCCTACCGGGCGATGACGGAGAGAGCTCTGAGACGGAGTGGCCGGGAACCATCTGTAACATCGTGCCGGTACTCGGCAAGCAGATGATTATCGAGGGCAAGCCGCGGCTGTTCTCAGTTGTTCGTCCCCAGAAGGCAGCACAGCAGCTCATCAACTATACCAAGTCGCGAATTGCTGAGACGCTTTCCACCTCGCCCATCTCGCCGTTCATGGTTGCGAATGGCCAGATCACCGGGTTTGAGAAGCAATGGAGCAATCTAAATACCGCTCCCACTCCATTCCTAACCTACAACGTGGTTGATACCAGCGGAAGAGAGATTCCGCCACCACAGAGACAGACCTTTGAGCCTCCGATTCAGGCCCTTTCCTCATTCGTCATGCAGGAAGTAGACGACATGAAGGCCACGACGGGCATATTCGACGCATCGCTTGGCAATCAGGCCAACGAGACAAGCGGAAAAGCTATTCTTGCCCGCAAAGATCAGTCCAACCTGACCACGATGCACTACATAGATAACCTTGCCCGATCTTTCAAGCAAGGCGGCGACATCATTGCCGAACTCGTACCCAAAATCTATGACACTGAGCGCGAAATAGAGATTCTGGGCGAAGACGAGAAGCAGAAGGTTGTCACGATCAATAAGGAATATTCGGACGCGAACGGCAAGCCGCTTCATTACAAGGTCAAAGACGCCAACATGAGTTATGTCGTCACGATGGGGCAGGCGTTCGACTCTAAGCGGTCGGAATCATTTGACACCATGCAACAGGTGTTGCAAAGCACTCCAGACCTCATCCACATGATTGGCGATATCTTCTTCGCTAATTCGGATCTGGCCGGCGCGGATCAGCTAGCCGAGCGCTTCAAGAAGGGGCTGCCCCCAAATCTTCAAGATCAAGACGGGCAGGAAAAGGTTCCACCGCAAGCGCAGGCGCAGATGCAGCAGTTGCAGCAGCACAATCAAGCACTAAATGCAGCCTGTCAGACATTAGAGAAGCAACTTGGTCAGTTGCACTTTGAGAAGACAGCCAAGACTATTGAGCACCAAGGCAAGATGCAGGAGATTGCGGCCAAGGCTCAGGCTGACATGGCGCTTGAGGATAAGAAGCTTCAGACGCAGATTGCGGTTGCTGAGATTGAGACGAAGGCGCAGATATTGAGCGAGCGTGAGGCGGCTCTTCGTGACCTTGAGGCTCAGTTCCATGACCAAGCCCACGATGTAGCGATGCAGCATGTAGGCGCACAGCAGGCGCAACAAGCGACAGCGCAGCAGGCAGGGCATCAGCAGGACTTGCAGGCCCAATCAGCCGATGCGCAGAGCCAGCAGAGCGCACAGGACGCGCAGCAGAGCCAAGAGGCTGCTGTTACGCAAGCAGCCTTGCAGCCACCGGAAGAGTCTCAGGCGGCGGGATAAGTTCGTTTCGGATATGTCGGGGAGGATTCGAAGTATCGGCCAGCAATACAAGAAGAGGTCACAAGTGGAGAACCATCCTCCCACCAGGAAAAAACTAGTAAATCGTTTCCTTCGCCGGGATCCTCTTCCCCTATTTCTATCGCCTCTTGACGAGAGTAAATCTGCGTCCCCAATGCGGTAGTGATCATGCCCACAAGTTTATCAGAAATCTCCGCCTGCTCGGCGTAAGAGCACAAAGGAATCACAATGGCAGAAGAGACGCAAGCGGTATCGTCGCCCGTAGAGGTAAAGGATGTATTCAACGGGGAGAACGTCAGCATGGACGAGTTTTCAAAGTATCGTCAGGATGGCGAACTTCCCGAAAGATTCAAAGCAGCCGTAGCGGAATCGGCACCCGCTGACACCCTGGAAGAGACAGAGGAAACCGAGGGTGAAGACCCTGAACCAGCCCCGGCGTCGGAGCCGGAAGAAACTCAGGAGCTAAAGCCTAAAACCGCCAAGCGAATCCAGCAACTGCTCGAAAAGAACAAGGAATTAGAGCGCAAACTAGCCGATAAACAGGACGTGAAGACGGAGCCGTCCCCCGCACCGGCACCGCAGACCACACGCACCAAGCCAACAGCAGAAGACAAGAACCAAGACGGAACCCCCAAATACAGCACGTATGAGGACTTCGTTGAAGAGCTTGCCGACTGGAAAGCTGAACAGCGTTTGGAAACAGCGAAGCGCGAGCAGGTACAGCAGGAAGCGCAGAAAGCACTCAAGGGAAAGTTGGACCAAGCGCGGGCACGTTATGACGACGCAGACGATGTGATCTTCCCAGCAAATCAGGCAATTCAGACTGCAAAAATCCCTCAAGTAATCAAAGAGGTGATTGCGCAGTCGGCTGAGTTTATTGACCTGCTCTATGTGGTCGGAAGCGACCCCGCAGAATTAAAGAAGTTCATTGAACTCGCCCAATCTGACCCCAGAGCGGCAATCGGCAAAGTCTTTGAGTATGAACGCGGCATCAGGGAAGAGCTTTCCAAAGAGTCTTCTACGCCACGCGATGACAAAGGCAAGTTTACGGCTCCTGAAGCCAAGAAAACCAGCGCTCCGAAACCTCCGTCGCCTGTGGGCGGTGCGAGTTCGAGAGCTTTTGACGTGAGCGACGAAAGCCTATCTGCCGACGAGTGGATGCGGAAACGCAACAAACAACTCGGCATAGCATGAGGGCGCTCTGAGGTACTTCAATGGCCAATAGCCTTCTTTCTCCGACAATTATCACGCGGGAAGCTCTGCGCATCCTGCACGCCAATCTGAACTTCATTGCCAATATCGACAAGCAGTATGACAGTCAGTTTGCCAACTCAGGCGCATCGCCTTCGGGCAAGATCGGTCCTTCTCTGACCATTCGTATGCCGAACCAGTACACGGTTCGCACCGGCGCAACTCTGAGCACGCAGGACACGGTTGAAACCAGCCAGGTTTTGACGGTATCGACTCAGAAAGGTGTCGATCTCATCTTCTCCTCGCAGGATTTGACCCTAACCATTGATGAATTCAGCAAGCGTTACCTTCAACCTGCCATTTCAACATTGGCGACCAGTATCGAAGCCGACGCACTGAACATGGTTCTTGATGTTTACAACGCAGTCGATGACAACGCGGCGACCCTGTCTTACAAGGACATCGCCAACGGCCGCAAGATCCTGAATCAGTATCTGGCGCCCATCACCGACCGCAATGGAATCATGAACTCCGGCCACGTGGTTTCGTTCCTTGACGCAATCAAGGGATTCTTCAACCCGCAGGAGTCAGTGTCTAAGCCGTACCTCACCGGCAAGATCGGAAAGGTCAACGGAATCGACACTTACGAAAACACGGTGCTCAACCCGTTCCAGTCGGGTACGGCTGCTGCGGTAACCGGCTATGTTACCAACGCCGCAACCCAGTCTGGTGCCAGCATCATAGTCGGCACTGGAACAACCACGTTCCTGAAGGGCGATATCATCACCTTTGCGGGCGTGTTCGCGGTTGACCCGGAAACCAAGGCGAATCGCGGATTCCTCCAGCAGTTCGTCATCACCGCAAACTCTGGGGCTAGTGCAACCACGCTCGCCATTTCTCCGGCAATCGTCGCAACGGGTGCAGCTCAGAACGTGAGCAACACGGTTGCAACCGGCTCTGCAGTCGTCAAAGTTGGTGGCGGTGCCTCGGCACTGTATGCGCAGTCCATGCTGTTCCATCCGGAGGCGTTCGCCTTCGTCACTGCCGATCTGATCGACGTGTCGAAGTACGGCGCATGGGGAACCCGTCAGGTCATGGACGGCATCTCGATGCGTATCGCCCAACAGTACAACATCACGAACGATAACGTTCCGTGCCGTATAGATGTGTTGTATGGCTACAAGACGCTACGGCCGCAGTTGGCTTGCCGTGTAATTGCCCTGTAAACCCAAATAGGGGCTGGCTTCGGCTGGCCTCTACTTTCTTATGACAAGCGAAGAAATCAAGCAAAAACCGGCAACAGATCTCAGCACGAACGGCTGGATGAGGGAGATTTGTATTCAATTGGCGATGCTAAACGAAAAGAAGGCTTTGGGGAGACCACCTAAATAATGGCCACTGCGTTCGACATCATTACAAGCGCCCTCAGGCTAACCGGCGTCTTGGCTGACGAAGAACAGCCGTCAGACAACATCGCCAATCAGGGTCTGTCTGTGATGAATGACATGTTTGACGCATGGAATGCCGAACGACAGGCGATCTTTACCACGCGGTCTGATGATTTCCCATTTGTTCTCGGCCAGCAGGCGTACACGCTGGGAACTGGTGGAGACTTCGATATCCCCCGTCCCGCGCGGATCGATAGCATGAGCACTATTCTTCTGGAAGATCCCGGAAACCCTATAGAAGTCCCCCTTACTATGTGGACAGTGGACGACTGGCAGAATATGCCCGTCAAAATAGTAACTGGCTCGTTCCCGCTGGCGTGCTATGACGATGGCGGCTTTCCGCTGCGAACGTTGAACTTCTGGCCCATTCCCATCGATCAGCCAAGCAGCGCAAGGATTTACTCTTGGCAGGCCCTGCGGGCGCAAACTCTAACATCACAGGTAGCTTTCCCGCCTGGATACGCCGAGGCGATACGTTACAACCTCGCTGTGCGGATTGGAGAAGAGTTCAATCGTTCAGCGTCATCCGTGGTGGTGCAATTAGCGATTCAAGGGCTGGCGAGAATCAAGACGATGAACGCGCCCGAGTTGGAACTTCGCTCTGACCTGATGCCTAACAATGGGTTCTACAACTACCGCGCCGATTTATTTGGTATTGGATGGTAATGACCAAGACACCCTGCAAAGTCTACTACCCACGCGACAAGGGGCCAGACAAGGTTCTGACCGCCAAGGATCAGGACGAGTTGGATTCCTTGCTGCGCATCGGCTGGAAGCTAGAGGAATCGAAGTAGGTGAGTCGCTTCGGTTTTGTCGGTCCGTCGTACACGGCTCGATCGAATGTGGTTGCAGACGAAGATTGCATCAACTTCTTTCCGGAGACTATCGAAACGCCGGGAGCGCAGACGCAGCGATCGTACTTTGGTACGCCGGGACTCAAGGTATTCTCACCGCTTCCAACTGGCCCAACCCGCGGCCAGTGCTGGACAGGGGACCGCCTATTCATCGCATCCGGTGACACGCTCTACGAAGTCTTCGCTGACGGCACCTTTATAGTAAGGATGGATGGAACGCTTGATGAGTTAGGGGGGCCGGTATCAATTGCCGCCAGCAACATCGAACTGCTGGTCGTGGCTGGTGAAAGGGCATGGTGTTACGAACTCGCAGACAACACGTTCACCGATGTGACCGCGCTACTAGCAGGTGGGCCCATCAAGGTCAAGTACTCAGACGGCTATTTCATTGTCATCTTCGCCAACAGCAATAAGTTTCAGATTTCAGCCATTCTCGACGGCACGACTTGGCCGGGAATCCAAGTCAATGCCGTCTCGGTGTTTGCTGAGAATATCGTCTCAATCGAAGTCAGTCATAGAGAACTGTGGGTGATTGGCGGGCAGCACGGCCAGCCTTACCAGGATACCGGTACTGATGAAGTATTCGATGTCATTCCGGGAGCCCTCATTGAAACAGGTGGAGCGGCGACTTTCGGCGTCGATCTGGTAGATAACACGATTTTCTGGATAAGCGAAGACATCCGCGGTGCTAGGCAGGCATGGCGGGCAAATGGTTACACGCCGTCACGCATTTCAACCCACGCGGTAGAGACCGCGCTTTCGTCTTACTCCGCAGATCAGATATCTAACCTTGTCAGCTACTCCTACCAGGATGGCGGTCACTTGTTCTGGGTGCTCTACATCCCCAACACAGACTGCACTTGGGTCTATGACGTTGCAGAAAGCCTTTGGCATAAGCGGGCGGAATGGGATAGCGGAAGTAATACCCCGAGCAGGTATGAATATACCAATGCAACGGGAGATGTCTGGTTCTTGTTCAGCCGGCCACTGGATCAAAACTCATGGGTTGCCACTTGGAGCGATTTCGCGCTACCCGCAGGAAAGTCTCTTCCTTCAGACGCAGTGATTCAAGGTATTTATCCAGTGATTATTGCGGAGGCTGACGGGGCTATCGTAGCGCTGCAGTCATTGACATGGGGGACGTCTCTTCGGAGTGGATTTAATACCCCATTCGGTACTGCGCCGATCAGTGGAGGCCCGGATTTTCCCAGCACGTTATTCTACGTGATCGCCAGCATCGGTAGCACTCTTTCTATTCTGACCGGCCAGACCATCGAAGCAAGGTTGGATTCTTCAATCTCGGCTAATAATATGACCGACCATCTAGGCGTTCAGGGTGTCGGTTTCGCTATCTATTACACCAGCGCCACGCCTGACATTGACCCGCAGATCCCCGCTCCCTTTCCTGTACCTGCGGGACAGGGCCTAGTATTTGCTGTACCGTCTACCGTGACGGATAACCAACCCGCTGGAACAGGAATCGTTAAGATTACTTCGACGCAGGCAACGGGAACGGTCGTTACATACGGATACGAGGTAATCTTTGGGCCAGTGCCGGCCGTCGGGATGTCGCCTAATATAAGCGGAACAACCGCCCTTGGTGGTGCATTCAATATTCACGGCGGTGCTATTACCTCCGTTACGGGAGGGGCTACCGGAACGTTTACGATCTCCATAAGTTCCGCTGTTTCACCAACCACAGCAGAAAACGGAGTTTGCGCAACATGCTTTGACCCAACCCTTAATACGGGAGCGGCGAGGGGAACTATCGCTACGGCAACATTTATTCCCGGCGAGACGCATATTCCAACTGGAACGTATGGCCCGCACCGCAGCTGGAACCATACTTACGCCTTCGGAAAGCATCTTGTGGGTGACTGGAAATCCGGCAATCTGAACGAGATGAAACTGGCTGTAGACAACAACGATGGAAGCTATTCATTTGTCACAGAAAACGGAGCACTGATTCGCAGGCTGCGACGTTCGCCGACGTTGGTGAGCGAGATGAAATGGATTTACGGCAAGGAATTGACGATCGACGTTGCAACTGGACTCGGGCCTCAGCCGCCTCTGCTTGATGGTGACGGAAACCCGCGCCCCCCGCAAATGATGCTGCGCTGGAGTAATAACCGGGGCTCTACTTGGTCCAATCAGCATATTCTAAACTGCGGATATGCCGGTGAATACACCACGCGGGTGATCCAACGGCGTTTGGGGCGATGGCGCTATCGCGTGTTCGAGGTCTCCGTCACCGACCCTATTCCATGGGCAATTGTGGATAGCTATCTGGAGACTGCCTAATGGCGCTGAAGCCAGCATCAACGTTCATCCCCAGCCGGACTCCGATTGTGGACAAGGACGGAAATGCAACATTCGTCTTCACCAAGATTCTGCAAGGGTGGGATACCAAACTCCAGAACGGGTTGAATGAGATTGGCCAGCTCATCGGAGAAATCAACGCCAGCACAGTCATTCAGGGTCGAACTGAAGGAATTGGCACCACAGTAGGGCACATAGACGATACTGGGGCAGCGCTGGCGCCGATGGTGGACTTCTCCAGGCCCTACCTGAACAAGACTACCGATCACATCGCTGACGGCACAGGGAGCCCGCTGGCAGGCGGTGTAGTAGCTCATGCCGCGCTCGTCGCTTCAACTCCAGTAGCAGGGCAGGCGCTAGTTTTCAACGGCACCACATGGGACCCGAATCATCCAGACTTTTCCGGACTCACCGGGCAGATAAGCCCATCACAGATACCTAACTCCGGGGTTATACCCGGTAACTACCCAGATGTGGCTATCTCGGTTGATGCTCAAGGATTAGTTACGGCTGCGGCCTCGGCGGTGGCGTTGAACGTCACGATTGTCACAGCC